CCATCATCATTCAGAGTTGGAACTGCGCCAAAACATCTGATGAACAAATTCAATCCATCTACAATCATAACTTTATCATTAACGTTCCTTTTGGGAGTTTCTGATAGCTTATTAAACATTTCTTTGTAATTAGATTTCGTGTCCTTCATCGAGTTTTGTTGTGTCTGTGTTTGCTGCTTCGGATGCTTCTTTGTATCCTAAGATATATGCATCACAGATTTGTTTATACATTTGTTCCTTTACCTCTGGTCTTTCTTCTAAGATGTTAGTGAAGTTCTTAGCTTGGAATTTAATCTCTTCTCCAGTTGATTCATCAACCCAAGTATACCAAGCTCCACTTATCTGTATCAACTTATATGTTTTCATAGTATTCAACCACGAACCATATCTATCAATACCCCTATCAAAGTAGATTTCAAAATCAACTGCTCTTAGTGGTGGTCCCATTCTGTTCTTAATAACTTGTACTCTAGTCTTAATACCAACAGTTTGTTCAACACCCCCAACTTTAGAATTGAGTTTACCCATTTGTTTCATTCTCAATCTACAACTAGCGTGAAAACCTAATGCTTTCCCACCTGATGTAGTGTAAGGGTCTCCAAAAGATACTCCTAATCTAACTCTAAGTTGATTTGTAAATACAACCAATATTCTCTCTCTACCAATAAGATTTGTAATCTTTCTCATTGCTTTTGAGATAATGATTGCTTTTTGAGTAGCATAACCAGCTTGGTCATAATCAGCTGCCATCTCTACTTTAGTAGTTGCTGCCGCAACAGAATCAACTACTATTGTTACCAATTTGTTATTATCGGATTTTCTAATTGATTCGATAATTGAATCCATAGCATCAAAGATATCTTCTACTGCTTCCAAAGGTACATAAAGTAACTTCTGAGTATCAACACCTAATGCTTCTAAGAATTCTTGGTTAATTGCGTTCTCTGTATCAATATACACTGCCAAACCACCCTTCTTCTGAGTGTTTGCTAATGTATGTGCTGATAACAGAGATTTGCCACTCGCTTCTAAACCAGTAACCTCTACAATTCGTCCAACAGGAAATCCACCATTAGGTCGATTTGATATAGCTAAATCTAACATATCATCTCCTGTAGACACCCACTCGGTTAAGTCGGTGGGTGTCTGTTCGGAGCCATCAAGAAAGTAAGCTACTTTTGCTTGTCCTTTGAACTTCTTATTAAGGTTATCAGCTAATAGCGATGATAATTCATCACGATTTGTTTTAGCCATTCTTAATGTTTTTAGTTATTGAATAAATCCTCAAATGCGTCTTTTACATCTGTGTTGGTTGAGTTACTCACAGCTGCTGCTGGTGCTGATTGAGTAGAGTTATTAGTTGGTGTAGATTCTTCTTCTTTAGAATCATCCCCTACTTGACCAGTTTCCATCCAAGTTTCCAATAAACCTTTCATATCATCATAAGTATATTTCTTAAACATACCTGGTAATTCAATTTGGTCTTTTACAGTTTCTAAAACGTTTTTATCTTCTGTAATTGGAGTTTGGTTTGGTTTAACTCTGATATAAGTTTCAGGATAGTTCTTACCTAACTCTTTTGCGGTTTTAAACTCAACAGTGATATCTCTACCATTTGTTGGGTCTGTTAAATCACCATAATCTGGGTCTGCGAAGAAAGCAAGTAGTTCTTGATACACAGTTTTACCAAATCCCCAAAATTTAACTCCTTCAGATTCTTCACCACGAACCAATACAGGAACGTAAGTTCTCATCTTAGGTGTTAATTGCTTTGAAAGATTCCAATCATTTCTATCACCAGTTGATTTCAATTGGTCAGCGAACTCCATTAATGGGTCTGCTTCACCATGTGTTTGAGGTGAGAGAATATTCTTACCACCAAAGTTGTAGTGGAAAAATAATTCGATAAAAGGATTTGATGGATTGTGAACGTAAGGTACTATTCTTACTTGTTGCTTACCAGGTTTTGGCTTCCATAGATTATCAGTTTTTGTAGTTTTCGTCTGTAAACTGTCCAGACGGTTTCGGATTGCATTTAAGTCAATTGCCATAATTTTACTTTTTTTAGTTATTATTAATTATTACTTATGTAAATATACGAAATTTATTTGTAACTTCCTAATTATATTTACTTTTTATTTTTCAACGTTAATTTAAACCCACACGTTGACTTGGTCTTAATTTTTTATAGTGGATTTAAAACCACCGAGTATCTACTTTACTAAGAGCGAACTTTACGCTAATCATAGATAACCATTAAATATACTACTAATATACGAAATAAATTCCACACTACCAAATGTTTTGTTGTTTATTTACA